TCGTGTCCAATATACTGCAACATCAGGACAGACTAGTTTTTCTGTTCCTTTTGAATTTTTTACAGTAAACGATATTAAAGTTTACAATGGTACTTCATTACTATCATATAATGCTTCACCATCATCAGCTTCACAATATTCGGTAACAGGAGCAGGTGTTTCAGGTGGCGGATCAATTACACTAGGGGGAGGGGCTACCCTTAATGATATTATTACAATTTCTAGAGATTTAGCTATAGCAAGATCAACAGACTTTCCTACTTCTGGTGCATTTCAAATAGACTCGTTAAATACTGAATTAGATAAAATAATTGCTATGTGTCAGCAATTAGAAAGAGATTTAAAATTTTCTCCTAGAGCTGCTGCTACTACGTCAAACACATTTGGATTAACTTTTCCAAACTTAGTCGCAAATAAAATTTTAACAGTCAATACTGGTGGTACAGCTTTAGAGTTAACTCATGATATAACTAATGTAAATGCGGTAGCAGCAATATCATCTGATATAACTACAGTTGGTGGTATAGCTTCTAATGTAACTACAGTAGCTGGTGCTGTAACTAATATTAATACAGTTGCTACAAATATTTCTTCTGTCAATGCGGTAGCAGCAGACATTGCTAAAGTAATTGCTGTTGCAAATGATTTAGCTGAAACAGTTTCTGAAATTGAAACAGTAGCAGATGATTTAAATGAAACTACTTCTGAAATAGATGTAGTAGCAGGAGCTGTAGTTAATGTTAATGCAGTAGGAAATAATATTGCTTCGGTAAATACATTAGCAGGATTAAATAGTGAAATCACAGCATTAAATGCTAAAGCAACTGAAATTGGTAGATTAGGTACAACAGCAGCTGTTGCTGATATGGCTTCACTTGGTACAACTACAAATGTTTCAAACATGGCAACACTTGCAGGTATTACTAATTTAACAAATCTTGCAAATGCTCATGCGGCAGTATCAACTGTTTCATCAAACTTATCAGCAGTACAAAATTTTGCAGATGTTTATCGAATAGCATCTTCAGCACCTACAAGTTCGTTAAATGTTGGTGATTTATATTTTGACACTACTGCTAATGAATTAAAAGTTTACAAATCTTCTGGATGGGCAGCAGCAGGTTCTACAGTTAATGGAACATCTCAAAGATATACTTATAATATTTCTGGAACACCAACTACAGTTACTGGAGCAGATGCAAACGGAAATACTCTTGCATATGATGCAGGTTATGCGGACGTTTACCTTAATGGTATTCGTATGTCAGGAGCTGATATTACAATTACTTCTGGTACATCAGTAGTATTTGCTTCAGCTTTAGCAAATGGAGATGTAGTAGATGTAGTTGCTTATGGAACATTTAATGTTGCGTCAGTTAATGCAGCTAACATAGATGCAGGAACATTAAACATTGCAAGAATTGCAGATGATAGTATTACAAATGCTAAACTAGATAATAACTCAATTACAATTAATGGATCAGCAGTTGCTTTAGGTGGATCTGTTACAGTAGGTGAAACTAAACCTACTATATCAAGTTTAACTCCTAGTGTTATTACTAATGATCCTTCTAATGTAGTTATTGCAGGAGCAAACTTCCAAGCAATACCTAGAGTACACGCAATTAATACTGCAACAGGAATATGGTATGAAGCAAGTACGGTAACTTATACTTCTGCTTCATCAATAACAGCAAACTTTACATTAACTGTTGATTCAGCAAATTACAGAATTAGAGTTGAAAACCCAGATGGTAACGCAGTTATATCTGGAGCTGATGCATTAAATGTAAGTGATGCACCTGTTTGGACAAC